ATGCTTGAAGGCATGAAAAACACCCTCGTTGCGACGGATTATCCGAACCTGTACAAGTCAAAGGAGTCAGAAATTTTCTATGCCCGCATCGACAGAGGAAGAAAAACGGTGAAAAAGTCCCTCAAGACGCGCGTTTTGACGGAAGCCCTTTCCAGGCTGGCCGGGTTTCTGGCGGAGCAGGGGAGGGATGAATTACCTGTGGAATCCGTGTCTTGGTATTTGGCGGTTGATATGTACGTCCAGCGGCAGGAGATGAGGCCCAACCTCAAGCCGGCCGCGGTGGAATCCATCAAGTTCTTTGCCGGTCGTGCCAAAAAGCTTGTCGTCCGCGACATGGCGGCGGAAGCCATCACGGAACAAATATGTCGGGTTTGGTGGAAGAAGGATGCTCTGTCCGTATCTGCACGCACAGCAAACGGAACGCTCGCCATTGTGAAAAATGTATTTTCCATGCTCCAGGATGCTGGCTGCCTCAAGAACAACCCAGCAGCCAAGCTTGAACGAATGACGTTGCGGAGCGGAAAACTTCATGTTCCTGGAAAAGAAGATTTCCGGAGAATTATTGAGGAAGTGAAAAAAGCTCCTATATTAAGGAAGTGGCAAAAAAAGGGCCTATATTCCGAAGCGGCGGACATGATCTCCTTCCTGGCTTATTCAGGGCTGCGTATTGAAGAAGCCCGGCGCCTGGTGTGGGGAGATATTGGAAAGGAATCTATTTCCGTGCCTGACATCAAGCATGCCACCTCACGCCGGACCCTGTACATTAACGCATCCCTGGCCGAGGTGATAGAAAGCCTCCGAAGGGAAAGACGGGGGAATAGCCCCGATGACCCGGTATTTGCCATAGAAAACCCCCGGAAAGCCCTCACAAACGCTTGTATCAGGCTTGGGCTGCCTCACGTCCGTATTCACGACTTGCGCCATTTCTTCGCAACGTCCTGCATTGAAGCAGGGATTGACATTCCTACGGTTGCAAAATGGCTCGGCCATCGTGACGGCGGAGCGCTGGCTATGAAGGTGTATGGGCACCTCCGGGACGAACACAGTAAGGAGGCCGCAAAGAAGCTTGTCTTCTGATTTATCAAAAAAAGATAAATACCTATTGACAATTTATCATATATTGATAAATTGTCGGCATGAAGTACGAAATCACCTACTCATGCGGCCACGAAGGCGTCAAAGACTTGATCGGCAAACAATCTGAACGGGACAGAAAGATCAGGTATTATGAAACCCAATGCCTGTGTCCGGAATGTGCCCGGAAAAAGCGGGATGAAGAAAACAAGGCGCTGGGCGTTGTCCTGCACCTGACCTGTGACCATGATACCGAAATCATTGAAATCATTGCCTACGGCGACACCTACGCCCACAAGGAAGAGCTGAAGAAGCTGGGGTTCAGGTTCGGTGAAATATCATGCGCTTTCTTGAATACAAGCCGCTACGGCGCGCGTCAGAAATGCTGGTCCTACACTCCCAGCTATTCAACCCCGGAGGAACTGAAGGCGGAATATGATTCCCTGGTTGCCCGCGTCAAGGAAGGCGTGACGACGCACGTTTCCGAACGGAAGCCTGAAATGGGAGACCTTTCCCTGCTCAACAAAATCCTGTTGAACCGCAAGCAGGAACTTGAACGCAAGGAGCAGGAGAAAAAAGAAGCGGAAGCCGCTCGCCAGGAACGGACCCGCCAGGAGACCGAAAGGAAAGCTCAGGAAGAACGCAACAAGTGGAAGCGCGTTGCCATTCCTGCCGAATGCGCTCGGAACATCGGGGGTATCTCTGGAAATATCCGCATCAAATTCCCTGCGGAATCCCGTCTGGCCGGATACTCGTTTGTGGTCGGCAACTACTGCGTCTTTGAAGGGAGCCATGATGGGGAACTTTACCTTGAACTGTACCGGAATTTCGAGAAGACGGCCATGAAGCTGAAAAGGCTTGAGAAGAAGAACAAGCAAGGGAAATGGTACGAGCTCGTCGAACCGGTCACGATTCATAGGGCGGACGTCATTGAATGCTTCGGGAACGAAGTTGACCATGACGCCCCAAAAACGGAAAAGGCTTCTCTCGTCTATGACGACGGAAAAGAGGAAATCCACCATACGCCGGAACCTAAAACCCCTGTTGACATTGATGCAGCCGAGGAACTTAAACGATGATCAGGCGGAGGCTGTCCGCAAGCTCCATGAACTGAAGGTGGGAGCCCTTTTCATGGAGTGCGGAACCGGCAAGACGCAGACGGCTTCTGTCCTGGTCAACTCCGTGGACGGGGTGGATTATCTGCTGTGGCTTTGCCCCTGCCAGACCAAGGACAACTTGAGGCGGGAAATAGCCCGGTGCGGCTTGCGGTATGAGCCGGATATCATAGGCATTGAATCCATCGGCCAGAGTGAGCGAATTTACATGGAAGTCATGCGGAAGCTGCAAGCGGCCACGCACCCGTTCATTGTGTGCGACGAGAGCATCAAAATCAAAAACCTGTACGCTGTCCGGACCCGCCGCTTGCTGACCCTTTCCAGACTGTCGGAATACAAGCTTATTTTGAACGGAACCCCGTTGACAAAGGGACTCACTGACATTTACGCTCAAATGGAATTCCTGTCTCCGAAAATTCTGGACATGAGATATTCCGAGTTCCTTGACACGTTTTGCTACTACCATGCCATCAAGAGGTTCAAGCGTGTTGTCAAACGCGTGATTGTGGGGTACGCGAATATAGACTACCTGCTTTCCATCATCCGCCCGTATGTGTATCAGTGCAGCCTGAACCTCCCCCTTGAAAAGCAGTATGGAGACCGCTGCTATTCCCTCACGGACGAAGAAATGGCGGCCTATGAACACCTCAAGGAGCGCTTGCTGACGCTTGACGTGTTCAGGGACACTCATTTCTTCGGAATCATCCAGCGCATGCACCATCTCTATTGCTGCTCGGAAGGTAAATTTGAACTCCTGGAAAAGCTGCTGACACCTCGAACGATCGTCTACTGCAAATTCCTGAAGAGCAAACGAGAGATTGAAAAACGGTTCCCGGGAACGCTGGTTTTGACCTACGGGAAGGGGTCTTTTGGCTTGAACCTGCAAGCGTACAACCGCATTGTCTATTTTGACAAAACGTTTGACTACGCATTCCGCGAACAATCTGAAGCCCGTATTTACAGAACCGGACAGCAAGAAGACTGTTCCTACTTCGATTTGAGTGGTAATGTCGGCCTGGAATATTTGATGGATGAATGTATCAGGAAGAAAACGAACCTGATTTCTTACTTCAAAACCCACGGAAACGAGACTATAAAAAAACTATGAAGGCTATCTTTCTCGGTGAGCAAAATCCGAAGGAAATCGTTGAGGATTATCTTAAAAACAACCAGATAGAGAGAGTGTTCATCATTGGCGACAAGATTGACCTGGACTCGGGCGCCCGCGTGGATCACATCACGTATGCTCAAACTATCCTGTACAAATTTTATTATCCCTGGTTGAAGAATATCACATCAACTTGCCTTGTTGTGTGGAACAATGCCATGCGGACAAGGAACCGCCACGATCTGCATTATAACTGCATCAGGCAGTATATGCAGCAGGCGGAACACCGTATCATCTTTGAGTACTTCCCAATCAAGGAGAAAGAAGAGGAATTCATGATCCTGTGGGACATGACGCTGAACAATCCTTTTTTGAAAGAAGCCTATGCGGAATGCGATTTTTCGCAGGGTGAAATTCATTTGGGGGACATCCGGTTTGACGTTCGTAAAACTTTCGTCGAATTGGATAAAGAGGAACTGGTTGCTTACGCTGCCGAAAAGGAACGGATTGTGGGGGAAGTGAAAAAAGACCCGAATATTGTCCCGCGCCGCCTTTTAAAATGGGTGGAAGCATTGGCATCCAAAAAGACCGGAGGCAAGTATGATACCAAGAAGAACATCAAACCTGTGATGAATGTAGTCGTGACCAATACGGGGGTTGACGCTTACTATATGGGGCGCCTCAATGATTTCAGAAAAGCAGTAAACAATGTCTGCGAAAAAATACAACGTCGAGGTTAACGTAGTGGATGCCGCCCGGGAAAGGATGGCGTTCATCTTTGACCACTTTGAAGACATCATCGTATCGATTTCAGGGGGGAAGGATTCAACCGTCCTGTGCCACCTTGCCCTTGAGGAAGCCCGGCGCCGCGGGCGCAAGGTCGGCTTGTTCTACCTGGATGAAGAAGTCGTCTATGACGCTACCATCCGGCAGGTGGAATACCTGATGGACATGGACCCCGAGCACACCATGCGGTACTGGTTGCAGATTGAATTCAACCTGACCAACTCGGTTGACATTTCAAACGGGCAGTTCCATTGCTGGGACCCGAAGGAGCGGCCCAACTGGATGCACAAGCGCAGTTCAAAGAACATCCTCAACCGGACATGGACGCATGAAACCGTTATTGCCGACAAGAACAAGGGGTTCGGCTTTTACGATGTCATTACCAATTTCGAGATGGGATTCAGGAATGCCGCGTTCCTGGTGGGACTCCGAGCAGACGAAAGCCTGAACCGGTACAGAACCATGATCAAGCATCCTGGCTTTGAGGGCGTGTTCTGGTCCACGAAAAAACAGTTCGGCAATTTTGCCTTTTACCCAATTTACGATTGGGCCTTTTCCGACATTTGGAAGTACATCGCGGAACATGGGCTCAAGTATCATAAATACTATGATTTTGCCTTCCTGAAGGGAACCCCGCCTCACGCTATGCGCGTTTCTTCCCTGGTGCATGAAAAAAGCTTCAAGGCCATTCAGGACTTGCCGGAGTTCGAGCCGAAGACCTACGACCGGCTTTTGAAACGCACCAAGGGGATTTCCTTTGCCCAGGAGACGGCCAAGGATAAAAAGATGTTCAGGTGCCAGCAGTTGCCGAAGAACATCAAGACGTGGCGCGAATACCGGGACATCTTGCTTCAAACATACCCGGTTCCGGAGCGCCGCGAGATATTCCGGAAGCGGTTTGCAAAACACCTGGACAACGAATTTGTTGCCCGGCAGCAATGCCGGCAGCTCATTTTGAATGACTATGAAAACAACCTCCCTGTGAAGAACACGGAAGACCCCCTGGTTGAAAAGCTCAACTACTGGAAAGATATTTTATGAAAATGATAAATTACGTTGAATATTTATCAAAAAATGATACGTGTCTCTCATGAATGAAAATCCCGCCAAGCACCCTTTCTATGTAATTATTGATGATATGGCGTCCACACTGAATAGAATGCCATTGTCTGCCGCGGAAATAACCGATTTGGCATCGTCCATCCGCGATGGGCTTCGTCAGGCGCAGAACCCAAATTTGATATATTTCCTTCCAGAATCCGTGGATCTGTCTCCAAAAGGTAGGGATGTTGAAAATATTGATGAAAGCCGGCTTTACGAAGAAGTGGAACGGGTTATTGGCGAAGTTATTGTTCTATCTCAATTTGATTTATATGAAATGAACTCAAGAATTACTTTTGCAAAGCATTGTTCAGAAATCGCTGATGTACTGGACGCCCTGGCTTGCAGAATAAGGAATTACATCGTATGAAAATCGACATTCCATGCCTAGACGTGCGGATGGTAGACCGGGAAGAGCTCCAAGCCAATGATTACAACCCGAACACCGTTCCCAGGGACAAAATGCTCTTGCTGAAGCAGTCCATTTTGGATAATGGATTTTGCTTCCCCATCGTGACGATTTGGAGCGAAGAAGACGAAAAATACATCATCGTTGACGGGTTCCACCGTTTCACGATTTGCCAGCCTGAATGGCTTAATATCAAGAAAGTTCCTATTGTCGTTCTGAAGCACGATTTGAGCCAGCGCATGACGGCCACGGTGCAATTCAACAAGGCGCGGGGCGTCCACGCTGTTGACAAGGATGCGGACATCGTGAAAGCGCTGCTGGAACAGGGGAAGAAGGAAGAGGAGATTGCAAACTCCCTCGGGCTGGATTTGGACACGGTACTACGGTACAAGCAGATGACCGGCATTCTGGCCCTGTTTGAAGGGGTCAACTACTCCCATTCATGGGACATCAAAGACGGGAAGGACGCGCAATGAGCAGTGAAAATAAATGGGAATACGACGGGAGCATCAAGAAATACCCCATCGCCCCCGGCGAAGTGTGGGAGCAGGGAGGAAACAAGGTTGCCATCAATGACATCTTCGACGGGCTGCCCGCTTTCATGAAGGAAGCGGACTTGGTTTTTATCGACCCCCCGTGGAACTTGGGGAATGCAAACGCATTTGTGACGAAGGCCGGGCGGACTGATTACAAGGATGATTTTGTCCGGTTCTACAAGAAAGTCTTTGAACGGTTATCGGAAATTGACCCGGAAACCGCCTATATTGAAATCGGGAAGGAATATCTTGCCGAGTTCATGATAGAGGCAAAAAAGCTCTATAAGTACGTTACTTGCTACAATTCCTCCTATTATCACAAAAAGGAAAATGTGTGCTACGTCATCCGGGCCAGCAGGAAGGCCAAGAAGCCCAAGCTCGACGGGATGGACGAAGAAGACATCATTGCGTGGATTTGTGAGAATGAAGAGTATTCCTGCATTGGCGATTTTGTCATGGGGCGCGGCCTGGTCGGGTACTACGCCCATAAATTCGGGCGCCGCTTTGTAGGGTGCGAGCTCAATCCGAACCGGCTTGCTGTTCTTCTGAATAGAATTGGCGGAGAATGGAAGATTTCACCCTTGCATGACTCCCCGCCAGTTTTAAAGCAGCTTATTGAGTACAATGGACGCCTGCTTGACCCGGTTTCCATCATCGGACAACGCATGAAGGAATTGACAGGGCAGGGCGTTCCGGTCATGGAAGCCAGGGCGAAGATTGCCGCTCATTTTGGGGTGAAGCCTCTGACAATTCACCGATGGACAACACGCCAGTCTGATTTTCCTGTAAAGCTTGAAATGGTGAAGAAGCTTGTGGCGTTGTAAGTCGTTGCTTACTTGTTCAGGATTTTACAGAGAACGACCAGGGCTTTTGACGCCAATTCCGGAACCGTCATGCCTTGGTTGGCTGCCGTGGTTACAGCATTTTCGTATTCGTCACTCGGGAATGGCACCTCAAGAATGTACATGTTGGGATTGTGAGGGCTCTTCCTTCGCCGTTGATACTCTTCTTCCATGATCCGCTCAATGACCTGCTGCCGCGGTTCTGGTATGGGAGCAGATGAAAGCCACTTATTGACCTGATTTTTGCGGACACCGCACAGACCAGCAAAAACATCCCGGCTCATTCCCGTTTCTTTCAGAAACGTCCGGATTCTGTTTTTTATGTCGTCCATGAGGACATATTTCCCAAAAGGTAATTCTCGGCAAGCTTTTTTCTGGTTATTTTTCTTTTACGTAACAATTTACCATAAAAAGGTTTCCTTTACCGTAAATGGTTACGGAATAGTAATTTGCTACTCTCTGCGGTAGTCTGTGAGAACATCCACAAACACGGCGGAGACGCGGCCCCCGTCCATGGGTTCAATGTCTCCAAAAGCAGGGTTAAGCGGATGCAGAACGTATTCCATTTTTCCAGTTTCCTTGTTTTTCCGTCTGGCAAGCTTTTTCAATGTGACGCCGCGCTCGTCATAATACTCCACAATGGTTCCTGCTTTGGGAACAGGCGGCACGGTATGGCGCCGCATGATGACCAGGGAGCCGTCCATGATCACCGGCTCCATGGATTTTCCTTCTACGCGCAGGACGTATTCATTTTTTCCAAGCGGGCGGGATGTTTGGATTGAATAGGGGATAGTGTCTCCTGGTTGCAAAGAGCCAGCAGCGATATTACCAACTACAGACACACCATAGGTGCTCTTCGGGGAGTTATCGGCTTCCGGATGGATTTTTTCAACTGCTTCAGGATATGAGGCAGGATGTTCAGCAGCTTCTTTCTCCTTGGCCGCATTGCGAAGGGCAGCGTTGACAAATTCCAAAAACGACTCTCCCTTCATGGCCTCACACACAATAGCCCATTCTTCAGGAGTCAGGGAGAGATGAAGCTTTTCTGGAACATCATGAGTGCCGTCTTGCATTAGACGCTGGATGATCAATAGGGCTTTTGCTGGAACTTCTCGAGATGCACTCAACCAGTTATTGAGAGTTCTTACATCCACCCCACACTGGCCCGCGAGCCAGTCACGGTTTTTTCCTGAGGCTTTTAACCATTTTTTTATCTCTTCTTTGGTCGGCGTCATTCATTGATAATACATCATTTTGATGATAAGTCAACTCGGATTAGATTAAATAAATCACTAAATGGTGAAATATAGTCTTGCAAATAGTCACTGTTTGATGTAATTTGTATTCATTAAGAGGAAATAAGACTCCAAAACGATGAAGCCAACCATAGACATTCAAAAACTGGATGAAGGGAGCAAGAGCTACCTTCTTGCCAAAGCTGAACAAGGAACCAAGCCAAGCGACGCAATCCTGCAAGCTGTTACCCGGGAAGCTCAACGGAGGGGATTTTCCTTACCCAACGTCCTGCACGTCTCTCATTTTCAAAAACCGGGAAAAACTACTTCCAAAAAACACAAGACATAATCCAGAAAAGTTTTCTAAAAGGAAAGAATTCTGTTGAATTATTTTACGGAAAAGGTAAATCTGGATTTGTTAGAGCGATAATAACCAAAAATAACAAGGTAAATCATGAGACCCTACGCAGACATCAACGGAGATTTCCACTGCCCTGAATGTGGAGCGCTCCTGGTGGACTTCGACGAGGCTGACCCTCTGTGCAGAGGATGCTGTGAATCCTGCGGATGGGAAGAAACCGACGATGAACCCGCTTTCCCATACGCCGACACCTACGGCGGCCATTTTTGAACCATGGAAGAATCCCTGATTGAAGAACTGAAGCGGCTCGGCTGGTACGAGCTTTAACCCCAACCCTAAACAACAATGAGAAAAATGACGAATGAACAATACTGGATGCGCCGAGATCGCGACGCAAAAATAGAATCCCTATACGGCTGCCCGCTGGACTTGCCGGAAAATGACCTCAAGCCACGGCCTGGCATCGTGCAGAACCTTGTCTTTTCCTCCCTGCTGGTTGGCATCTGCACGATCATTTATTTCATCGTTAAATCTTAGTGTATATGAACGGATTGGATCAATTTGTAACTTCTATCGTGGAGCAGACTATTGAAAGTCTGCATGACCGCGGCTTGTTGATTTTGGAAGAATCCGATGAACAGAAAGCCGCCCGCATGTTTAATGGAAAGCTGGAACTCTCTATAAACGACCTGGCGCAGCATCCAGCCTGCGGATGGTCACGCAAGAAGACTATTAAACTTCTACGGGACAAACACATAGAAGACCTTGGTACCAGTGCCCGCGACTACCGCATTTCTGCCGTGAGCGTGTACCGCTTTCTGACTAAGGAGAAAATCTCTCAGACAGGGGTTGACATGAACAGACCTCCCACAAAACGGAAGAGGAACCCCTCAAGTACCATTTCCAACTAACCTAACTAAAATAACAACAAACCAATAGAACAAAACACCATGCAAAGAAACGAATGCAAGCCCGGAACCGAAGTCATCATCCGGGGAACGATCAGTGAAGATGACGGAACGGATTTTAACTCTATCAAAATCACTATCCGCCGTGATGACGGCAAAACGGAAGATGGCTTTTTTGAACCTTCTGTTCTTGAGCCCGCCCAGGCGAAATACGACCCGGCACGGAAATACCGCAAGGGGGATTTGGTGCGAATCACCGGATTTCACGGGAGGCTTTTCGGGTGTGGATACGAACGAAGCCTTGATAAAGGCAAGAAAATTGATGTCCACGTGACGCTTGAGGAGGACGAGTACCCTAATGGAGATGTTGAGGTCCCACGTGGAATTTTATCAGGCGGGAACGTGATGATCTCCGTTGCTTGCGTCGAACTTGTCAAAACTGCCGAAGAAATTGATGCGGAAGCCTTAGAACATTGGAACAAACTGAACTGCAATCATAAGGACCCCTTGAATGCCTAAAAAGCAGTTGGCCGGGGTCAGCGCCAACCGATCCCCGGCCTTGTTACACAGAACCATGCAAAGATTATGAGTAACGCAAAACCTTATAAACCAAAATACGAGGACAGGCAAGACCAGCAAACGACCCTTACCCTGTCAACTCCGAAGGAGCTTGCCGGCTTTTTGACCAAGTCAAAAACCTCCATTGCCGCCGCGCTGCCGGCCCATCTCAACCCGGACCGCATGATCCGTCTGGCGGTAACCTGCTTTTCCCAAAACCCCGCCTTGCAGCGGTGTTCTGCCGTGAGCATCTTTTCCAGCCTGCTTATTGCCTCCCAGCTTGGACTTGAGCCGGGGGTAGCCGGGCAGGGGTATCTTATCCCCTACAAGGGCAAATGCACCTTTGTTCCCGGGTGGCAGGGCCTTGTTGGGCTGCTCAACAATACGGGCAGGGCTACCGCCTGGACGGGTGTAGTTTACGAGGGCGACCATTTCCAGTTTGAGCTTGGAGCCTATCCCATCCTCCGCCACGTCCCCGGCATCAACTACGGGGACGAAGACAAAATGACATGGGCCTATGCCTGTGCCCGGGTCAACGGTGCGGAAACCCCTGTCATTGAGGCGTGGACCATGGAGCGCATTTGGCGCCACCGCGACGCGCACAATGAGGTTGGGGAAAAACACTACTCCTACAAAAACCGCGAAATGTACGCCCGGAAGGTGGTCTTGCTGCAAGTCCTCAAGTACATGCCGAAAAGCGTTGAAGTGGCAAACGCTATCGAAGTTTCCCACGCCGCGGAGACGGGGCGTATCGTCAAAATCGACGACGGCGTCGTCATTGACGGCGAAATCGTGCCGGAAGATGACCCCGACATAGATGACTACCCGCTTGATCGCCAAGACCCGGATCCGACCCCGACGCCGGAACCGGCTCCAGTTTCCGAAACCTCCACCACAAACCTCCTTTAAACGCCATGAGCGAACAACTTGAAATCATCCCCCTGAATGTGAGCGCCAAAGGCGAAGTGCTCTCTTCCAATCTGGCCGAATTCCGCGCCTCCGTCAAAACTGTCCTAGACAGTATCAGCCTCACCCCCGAAACCGATGAAGAATTCGGACTGGCTGAACAAAACGTCAAAATGCTCAAAGGGGCAGAAGATGCCGTCAAGGCTGCCAAGGAAAAAGCCCTGAAGGATGCCGAAAGCCTCCACCAGTTTTTTGCGGCCCTGGACGATTCCAGCGCGGAAATCAGAACGGCCCGGCTTACGCTCGAAAAGAAGATTGCTGGGGAAAAGGAGAAAATACGCACCAGCCTTATTGAAAAGGCTCTTGACCTTCTTGAATGCGCTCCCCATTTGCGGAAGAGAGAATTTGGCAACGCCATGACGGACGCCATCAAGAGCAAGCGCACCATTAAAAGCATCGAGGCCGCGCTTGATGCCGCCGTGGCAAAAGCAAACAAAGACATCGCAACCAATCGTGAAATCATTTGTGAATTCATTGATGTTTGCGGCGAAACTCTCGTGCTTGACATGGACGAGCTTGAAACGAAACCCACTATCTATGTTGAGGCCGAACTGCGCCGCCGTCAGGATGCTGCCAAAGCCGCCGCAGAACGCGCCAGACTGGCCGAAGAAGCCCGGAAGGCACGGGAAGAAGCCCAACAGGTAAAAGCGGAGCTGAAAGAACAGGGCAAGCCTCCTGTGCCGCCATCGCCCGCTGTCATCAACATGACCGCATTTGAGCCGGATCCGGAACCGGTTCGAGCCAAAGCCCCCGCGCCTTCCCCGGCCCCGGTTGGCGAAGAAGAAGAATGGAGACAATTCCAGGATGCTGTTTTTGATGCATTTGCCCAGATCAAGGAGGCTCGCGGAAAACTTGCCTACCCCAACAACAAGCGCCGTGTGGCCTATTTCGCGCAGGCCGTAAACGAAGCGTGGAAAGTCTGTGAGGCGGAAGGAGGCCAGCAATGAAAATCTGGCCAGCCATGGAGCAACGCTCGGAAGCATGGTTCCGTGCCCGTGCCGGTCGTCTTACGGCCAGCAATTTTTTCCGGGTTTTAACCCCCACGGGAAAAGACTCGTCTCAATGGCGTGCGCTGGCTATTGAGATGTGTTGCAGCCGCATCCGTCCCGACGAAATACAGTGGGAAGGAAACCGCCACACGGACCGCGGGGAAGAACTGGAACCGGAAGCACGGGAAGAATTCAGCCGAATCATGGGGATGGAAGTGGAACAGGTGGGATTTATCGTCCAGGATAACGAACTGGTGGGCTGTTCCCCTGACGGTATGATCAAGATCAATGGTCAGTACGCGGCGGGTGTGGAGCTGAAATGCCCTCTTGCAAAAAATCACGCGGAATACCTGCTGGACGGCGTATTACCCGGCCAATACAAGGCGCAGGTACACGGCTCCATGATTGTGACTGGACTCCCGTACTGGTACTTCATGAGCTACTGCCGACGTCTCAAACCCCTGATTTTACGGGTGGAACGGGATAGCTACACCGACGAACTAGAAGATGCTATTGAGCGATTTATAATCTATTACGCAGATTTTTACAAACTCAACATGCCTAAATTCGTTGAAGGAAGGAGGGCGGCATGAAGACGAAGGCAAGAGCTATCCATCGGCCCGGCGTGATGAACAAGACGGAAGCCGCCTATGGCTTTTACCTGTCTGAACTCCAAAACAAGGGGGAGATACGGGAATTCAAGTTTGAGGCCGTCAAGCTGATCTTGGGGAACCGCTGCTCATACACGCCGGATTTCATGGTTGTGCGCCCTGACGGCACCCTTGAATTCCACGAGGTGAAAGGCTTCTGGCGCGACGACGCCAGGGTAAAAATCAAGACCGCCGCCGACAAGTTCCCCTTTGTTTTTATCGCTGCCAAGCAGACAAAAACGGGTTGGGAAATAGAAACAATCCAGGAAGGAGAAGTGGAATGAGCCCCGAAGAAAGAGAGAGAAAACGCCGCTGGATGGTGGAACTTAACCGCAGAAGGGAAGCCTCTGCCGCCAAAGCCGCGCAGCCCGATCTTGACGCCCTCAATGCCATCTACGGCGCCCGCTTTCGACACGGTCAGCAAGTCACTGTAATGGGGAACAGATATACCATTATCGGTGCCAAATGGGGCGCATGGCTCCGCGTGAAAAACAAAGACGGCAAGAAGTTTGTCTGCCGTCCTTATGACGCCTACCCCGTGATCAATCTGTCCGGCACCGTCGCTTTTGACGGCTGGACGATGGGGCCAAGCGGAAAACTTAAAATCAAGAAAGGAAATTAAAATGAAAGATATTAAATGCCCGCTGTGCGATAGCAAACTAGTGAAGAGATGTGCCTGCGACTATGAAAGTATTGTAGCCCTCACTTGCTTAAATTGCGGTTATCAAATCCTTGATGAAGTGGATTTAAATTTAATTAGAAACAATGAATATAATCATGCTTTATCAATATCGGATCATGAAGCTGCTGAAAGGTTCATTTCCAAGTTCCCGCCCATCATGCGGTTGAGGCAAGGTGATAACGTGCTGGTATGGTTAAGTGATGACATACATACGGTGCTTGGCACGGATTTAGAAGCTGGGAAAATACATCTCCAAGACGTGTATGGTGATGCCGATAGCTACTATCCTACCGGCATCAAGAAATGGCCGTGGGAACTGAACGGAAAGGAGGCCAGCAATGAATGAAGAATTGAAACCTTGTTGGTGTGGGGAATTGCCTGACCTCATGCACTATACCGAAAATGGGAAAGCGCACATATCCTATATATGCGATCAAACGATTGACGAGCATCTACCTCACGCCCTCATGGCGGATGATGCTGAATCGGAAGAGGAGGCACGCCAAAATTGGAATAGGATGATGGACGCCATTGAAAAACACTATCGGGAAGGAGGGAGCAATGATTAACATCCTCTTATCCGTCAGGCGGCCTTTCTCCGGTAAAATTCTGTCCGGGGAAAAGGGGTGGGAACTACGCAAGAACGCGCCGTGCATCCCACCGGAAAATCACGACGGCGTAACGCTCTGGCTCTACGAATCCGGCAAGGACGGGGAGCGGGCCATCATCGGCAAATGCCAGTTGTGGTGCTTTATTCCGTTGAGGCACATGCCAAATGAGTTGATGATCAAGGAAGCTTGCGTCTCGGTAGCTCATTTGCAGTCATATCTCCCCTGCCACGCCTGGGGAGTCATGGACCCCGTGAGGCTCCCCGCCGCCGTGCCGCTCTCTGCCATCGGCATGACCCGTCCGCCGCAGTCTTGGCAGTACCTTACCCCGGAGCAGGCGGCCATTTTGGAAAGGAGGCTCGCATGACTCCTGAACAGAAAGCTTTTTACGAGTACGGGAAAGCCCGTGGAATCCTAAAGGAAGTGAGGTTTCAAATGATCTCTATGGAATACGATGAAAAACGATACCATAAACTCTCTAAGGCCATCTGCGACGCTTGGCAGAAGCGGGCCGCGTGCAGGGCGTTGAAGGCAACAGAAGGACGGTGTTGCTCTAACTGCCTTTACAAAAACCTGCCTGGTAGCAGGCGTCCTTGCGCCATGTGTGAAGATGTAACACATTGGGAGCCGAGAAAGGAGGGGGAGTGAAGAAGTTCCTCTTTGACCCCCCCCGTGATCTTGCACGGAAACCCTATGCCGTGCGACCCAATGTGAAACTTCTTAAAAAATCAACTTACTTAACATTGTTATTTATTTGGTCAGAAATATGGCAAAAGGCCTCCCATTCTGATCTTAAAATAGTTTTTCCTGAATCAATGGTTCTGAGCATGTTGTCATCCATTTTTACATATTTGTATTTGATATGATTTTCTTTCAAAAAATCTACAGTAGTCATTAAGCGAGGACATTCTTGTACTTCAATATTTGTAGTTATATTTTTAACTTCATGCCAGGTAACATTATAATCCCCCTTTTTTTCACTTGAGTACTTATTAGCAATATGAGGGAAAATTTTATACAGCTTTCCAATATTTTCGAAATCATCAATATCTAAAAAAGTTTTGTAGGTAATGTCAGTTGGAGTTTCGTTCACTATAACAATGTAATAACTATTCATAATGATGAATAATTATCAAAATAACAAGAATTTATCAATAAAAAAATGCCAACACGATTGATCAGAGACGGTATTCTGACTTCCGAACGCATCGCTTCTCTGTCATGGGAAGCGGAGGTGTTCTATCGCCGCTTGCTATCCTTGGTGGACGATTACGGCTTGTCCGATGCCAGACCTTCCGTTCTGCGTTCCGCTCTATACCCTCTCCAACTTGAGAAAATGAGTGAGTGCAATGTTCAACGCTGTCTTGCCGCGTGCGAGACGGCGGGGCTCATTCTGCTTTTTGCCAGGAATGGCAAATCATTTTTGATGGTGCGGGATTTCGGACAATCGCTCCGGTCTGCTCCAAAGTACCCGCTGCCAGACGGTTACAAGGCCATTCAGGTCGGCAAGAGTAAATACCAGTTGGTAACACCTGATGACGATTGTTTGCAGCTGCAAACAGGTGAAAACAGTTGTGTACAGTTGTGTACTTATGCGGATGCGTATTCGGATGCGAAGACGGATAAACAAGAAAACAATGCAGAGGGAAATACCACGGTGGTTTGTAGTAGTCCGCCCGCTGCTCCTGTGCTGCCTGCCCAGTCTTTCCCGAACCGGGAACGATTGAACGATGTCCGGGGGATGCGCTGCGCCGACAATCACGCGGACCTGGGGGCTTCCCCTGGAGCTGCACGGTTCATGGCTGCCACCCTTGAAATCAACCCGTCCTGGGGTCGGACGATACCAACCGCCATTGAGACGGCAGCCGCGCTTGAGGCGTACCAGTCCGCACAGGGGCGGGTTACTCCGCGGGACATGGAGATGCTGCGGGCCTACTACGCTTCCGGGCTGACGCATGACCGGAGCAACAAGGCTTTTTGGCGGCCAGACAGCAGGCGCAAGTTCTGGGAGTGCTTCGGGGATGTGCTAACCCATGCGGACCGCTGGGCCAAGGAAACGCGCTGGAAGTCGGTCGCCGCTCGCAAGAAGCCACAGCCGGAGCAAGCCCCGCAGCAGCCGGAAGGGCCCGTCGTGGACACCGACACCGCCGCGGCTGAAATCCGGGGTTTGATGAAAGAAATAGGACTGGGAGGGGAAGCATGAAACAATCGGAACTGAAATTGATGTCCCTCACGCACCGGTGTGTGAGGGTTCACAGGTCCGGAAGCTTTTCAAGGGCCTGTGTAAACTCCTTAGCTCCAAAGTCGATATACCCCTCATGGACTTCCCGGGAGTCGTGCCCCACAATAGCTTGCACAAGGGCAGGGGGAACACCGGCATCATGCAACATAGTTGTTGCCGTATAGCGGAGACTGTGAAAGGACAGCTCATTGACGTGGCGCCGGGTTTCCGTGCCGTTCCCTTCCTGCTTTTTATATTTCTTCCCCGCGGCTAAAGGGTCTTTGGTGATAAGGCCGCACTGATACAGGATGCGTCCAAAGATATTTGACAGACGGCCAGAGCCCTTGCTTTCAAAAATGTCCGCGCATTCCGGATGCAGGAATTCCCCTGGGGCTTCTTTCCTCCGCTGCTGCAGATGCTTTTTCAGTGCCGGGAAAATCGGAATCATCAGGGGCTTTCCCTTTTTTTGCGTGGTCATCCGGATAACGCCGCGTTTTCCGTCAACCTGGGACCATCGGAGCGTTGCCACGTCTCCCAATCTTTGACCCCCCGTGTAGAGGCACGTTTTCACCATGGAGCGCCATTCCGGATTGCACGCGGCCATTACCTTTTCAAGCTCTTCTAGTTCAAATTTCCGGCGTTTGATGACCTTCCCCTTGTGCGGCTTGGCAATCGCCGTGAAGGGGTTTGTCTCGATGATCTTGTAGTCAACTGCTGCCTGGAATGCCGCGGAAACCAGAGTAAGGGCAATATTGGCGGTAGACGGAGAGACGCGGGACAGGAGATGATTTTTGAAATCATCCAGCATTAAGGGAGTGATGCGGTCCAGGGGTAGATTGATACGTTCCCCCATGGAGGCGCGGAACTTGTCAAAGGCTTGTTTGTAGTTGGCTATGGATGCGGGTTTGAGCCCATTGCGTATAATGCGCTTCATGTGATCATCAAGCCAGGATTTAACAGAGGGCATCTCAATAGACTCTCCGGTTAACTCCGTAGACAAGGCAGAGATGGATCGCCGCAGTTGATAGGCTGGCAGGTTTGCCCGTGCAGTTGATTCAAGGGCGTCTGCCAAGCGTTGCGCCTTAGTCATAGCCTGTTCCTTTGTCAGTACGTTCAGCGCCTTTCCTACGGCCTCCGCGGCCTCTTTTACTTCCCTTGTTACTGTGGCAGGGGTATGTTCGATCTTGGTTGACAGCCTGACCAGCTTCCAGCCTGTGGCGGTTCGTACACGGTATTGTGCGTACCAGTACGGACTGTTCGGCTTTTTATAGATGGATGCCATGGATTTAGTGGTATCAATAGTGTGCTCTTTTTTCAAGTTGTAACATCATGTTTTAGGATGTTCTCCTTCTTTCTGAAATCGCACAAGACCTTTATTTAAAGGGATATAAATACAAAAAGACCGCCTCCAAAGAGACGGCCTTTTTGTTAAATCTGGTAGCCCTATGAGGACTCGAACCCCAAAATACGGAACCAGAATCCGCTGTGTTACCGATTACACTATAGGGCTATGTAACGGGCACCTTTGCGGTGCGGGCGAATTAAAGCGGAACCGGCTGTTCTTTGCAAGTTTTTTTTCACTCAAATGTGTGTTTTGAATAGAAAAAATGAATGCGGAGAAAAAAGGGCGGTCCGGCTTTTCTCCCGGGGTCATTCAGCCAGGGTTTGGAAGTAGGCTTTCACGTGTTCCCGGGCAATTTGCTGGTGTTCCGCTTCTCCGTGCCTGCCCTGCGCCTGCTGCCAGGGGGAGGCCGGCGCTGTGTTGATGCGGCCAAGCTGCTGGGCCGTGTATTTGCCATAGACGTTCCAGATGTGTTCCAGAAAAGGGATGATGTCCGTTTCCTCTTCCAGAGGGGGCTGGCGGCGGCTGGGGTGTTCAATGATGGAGCAGGGCGGCTGGTCCTTGTATTCGTGATGAATGGAGGGGAGCACCGGCCCGCAGGTCCATGCTTCCGCCCGTTCGTTGATCAGGAAATCGCCGTGATGGTGCAGGTGCCACCAGTCCGCCAGAATGACCAGGTGGTTCAGTTTAACGGGCGTGAGAGGAAGGTTTTTTGCATTCGCCTGCTGAATGAACCAGTTGCAGAGCTTTTGCGTGGTAGTGTGGTTTGCCAT